CTGTACTACCAGTAATATTAATTGTTCTATCTTTATCAATGTTTATGATTTGGTCTTTACCTACTTTGAGATCACAATTACCATTGACTACTACTTTTCTATCAGCCAATACTTCTGTGATTTCATTACCACTTATTTTAGTTCTCTTATCACCATGCACATTTAAGTGATAATCACCATACACCTCTTGTACTAAATCTTTTCGGTATAACATACGACAATCACTACTCACGGTAACATTGACAGTTCCTTCAATCAATACATTTTTCTTGCCAAGTGTAATCTCATATTCATCACCAACAACTTTTGTTACCTTAGTACCATCTGGCTGTATCTCTTCAAATGTTCCTGTCTTGTGATATCTGTGTAATCGTTCAGACGATGGTGAATCATCCCATTCTTCAACATGACCAGACTCGGACATCCTTACATGGTTATAAGGATATTGTGATGTAATCTTAACATCTGGTAAATAAGTTGTATCACTATCCGTAACTCCACCATATCTAGGACATGGCTCATTCCATCTATGGAAATCAGGTGCTGTTTTTCCTGCTGCACCAGAGTATGTAGTAGAATTTATATCTGAATTAATTACACCAGTATCACCACCACCCGATGCTTCATTTCCAGGCGGATACAAATTGATATTTAGTGTGTTTGCAGTAGTGGTTGTTATATTACCAGCATCTGCAATAGGTACTGATTTAGTTCTAGCTTTCCTTTTTTGATCTAATGATGGTGCATCTTCTGCACTAGGAGTTTTTAAAGAACCTTTTAGTGGTACTGGAATTGCACCGCCACCTCTAGCTAATCTATTTGTATCTTGCTCGTTGATATGTGTTTTTAGTGGATACTTACCTTCTGGGTCATTAAATCCTAATTTTGGATTTGATACTGCTTCAGGTATACCACCAAATGTTCCTGTCATTACAGGTTCTTGTGCATTCTTACCATCACGGAAAAAACCAAACACCCATGTTCCTTCTACTGGGCCCATAGGTGTAGTACCAATACCATTCATAGCTGCAGATGTTATTGGTTGACTTGGAGTTGCCCAAGGTAAATGGCTTATAGGTATTCCTCTACCATCTTCTTTATTATCACTATGATAACCAAGAATACGCACTCGACACCTACCCAACTTCAATGGGTCTATCCTATCTTCAACAACACCCTGCCACCATACAAAATCACCAAACATAATCAATCTTCCTTTCTTGATATTCTACTAGAAGGTATTTCCTCTAGTCCATCTTTAGTAACTTCAACTTTCATTTTGTACTCAACTCTTGGACTCTTGTTATTTGTATTAGAAAATATATGTTGTATAGCAGTAACCATATATTTACCAGATAAAAACTTATCATCTATACTATCTGATTTCTTATCTTTATCAGTAGTTTCTGGTGATGGTAAAAATAATGATACAGTATGTCCAACCCTTAGTGCTGAATTACCACTTAGTTCTAAGATTAAACTAATACCATCATAAATCCCCATGTGTCCATTTCTTCTTAACTTCCAATCCTCAACTCTATTATCATATCCATCACCTGTATTTTTTGCATACATTTGTTTATGTTTTGGATAAAACTCTACTCTGCTATCAATCTGTCTAGCTAGATTTCTTTCGTTAGTTGTTGGATTTCCATCTAACGGACTAGGAGGTGCATGAGATGTTCTATAAACATCAGAGGATTTAGTTTCCATATCTGAATTAGATAATGGAGGAAATGCACCACAATGATTGAATCCAAACCATTCATTAAATCCAGTATACTCATGTTGAGTTATTTTTTTTCTAACTATATCATGTGTAATAAGTTTTGATGAGTATACACCACGCTCTGTATTTTGTATCTTGTCAAACTGTTTCACATAGGTAAACTTTTCAATCTTAAACTCATTACCAGACACATGACTAACACCTGTAGGGTCATCAACTCTTGGTCTTTGGAATAATGTTAATGATGGCTCTTCTGAAGCTAATGAATCTAAACTAATAAATTTAGAACCATTCATTGTTTCATAGAAAACATAATTAACACCTACTGATGAAGCTGGAATTGCTCTTTTAGACAACCACTTTATAGCATCAATAGGACTTAGATTAGGTATAATTAAATTCTCAGTTCTTTCAGTTGGTTCAACATAAAGACCATGAGTACCATCATACAAATAATTAAAAAATATATCATCAACCATGTAACTTATCTTTTTTCCTCTATATGACTTTGAGACTTTAGAGTGTAAGCTACTCATATATTTTTCAGATATCAAATCCAAAGAAAACACCTGTGCTTTTGGTTTAGTGAAATATCTATCAGATAATGAGTTTACATGAAGGGGCGGCGGAGCTATAGTAAACCTCTCTTCATCTTTGACACCATCAAGTGCCTTCAATGATATATCAATATCAACAGTCTCTTCACCTACGATTGGGAGTTTGTAAGGTAGGTTATGTGAATCAGAAAGGACTATAGTACCTGTTAATGCTGGACGAAATATATTCTCATACACATTCAATTCTAAAAAATGTGGTTTTAAATCATATCTTCCAAATGAAGAATATATCTCCATTTTCTTGACATTAACATCAGTTACATTTATTTGTTTTGGCATTACAGCTCACTTATATTAATGATTTAAATTCTTGAATAATCTGATTAACATATTCTTTTCTAATAATATTTATATTTCTATTATTATCATTTCTTTTTTCTTCATATAGAAAATTCGTTATAGGTGTAGCATTAGCTGCATCAGAGTCAACCTCAAAACCATCCTTATCTTCGTAGTGATGAACACCATTAGCGTTATCAGAATATTTCTTTGCAACATACTTTTGCAAATCAAAGTATGTTAAAGGCCAATCATAAAGAGGATTAGTTATATAGTTTGTATAGAGAATAATCCAATGTAATGTAGAATCATCATAATACTTATGAGCTAGTATTTCTGGTTTATCACCATCACTAAGAAAAACGTGCTCAAATAATGCAGCGTTTGTTACATTCATTTTCTTTCTGACTCTTACTAATACATTAGTGATTGCATTAATACGAGTTTGATTTTTTACTTCACGAACATCATAACCAATAGTAGGAAAATAATTAAAATATGCCATTAGAAATAGCCCTCTTCGTTTTTAAATCTACCAACTTCTGTTTCTCCCATTACATCTTCTTGTGTAATAATCTCTGTTTCTTGGAATGTTAGTGATAATTGAACATCAGTTGGTGCTCCTTCAGAAAAAGATTTCCAAGTACCACCACCTGTAAAATTTGTTGTGACATTTGTACAAATGCAATATTTTATTTGAGGTATAAAATCATTTGTTGTATACTCCCCATTATTAATTGTCAAGAACTCGATACGAAATTCTTTTGGATATGCAAATGTGCCAGATTTTCCTGCTGTTTTAAAAGAAGGTTTTGAATATGCTCTGAATGCATTAATTATTTCCCTTATATCAAGTGATTCGTTCTGATTTCTTGCTCTCAATACAAATGAAAAATCAAATGGCCTGAATCCGACACCTTGAAAGGTTTGTTCTTTGTATGGATTTGATTTAACATTAAAAGTAGATTCAAGACCACCTTGTAATGAACCACCACCAGCTAAACTTCCTAATGTTGCACCTATTAAACCACCGCCACCAAATAACTTTGATGCTAATCCACCAGCGGCACCACCTAATAGTTCTCCCATAGAAGAAACACCACCTGATTTCATTGCTTCAAATCCTTCTCCTTTTAAAGCACCACCTATAACCCCTAAATCACTTCCTTGCCATTCAACACTCTCAGCAAAAGAAACAGTTCCGGGCATCTGTAAGTAAATACTTTGTATGTGTCTTTCAACGGGTGATTTTGGTTGTGTCTTTTGTCTGGCAACGGAGTCCGCTGCAGCTACAACCCCAGCAACAAAGGGGTCTGCTTGTTTTAATCTGTTATTTGCTCCTGCAATATTGTCATTAGTTACTTTTAATAATTCAGCACCAATATTAAATCCTGCTTCTCTTTGGATTTTCTCATTATCTGCAATTATCAATTGTTCATTTTGCTTGTCTACTGCTAATTCTTTAGATGCTTTATAAGCATTACTAGTGTCTTTAACTACTGTATCAAAGTCAACTCCTTCTCTTTCATATATACTAAATTTAATAGCTTCTGGAAAAAAGTTCTCATCACTAAGATCAGAGGGAAATACTAGAGAAGACTTAAAATCATTTATAAATTTATTATCATTGTTTCCTATATTAGATTCATTTGTATTCAACGATTGTAATGCCATTTATCTTATCCTTTTTTACTTTGTTTTAAAGTTTTTCTCCAAACACTGCCACTAGCTCTTTTTTTCCCTGTATTAGTAATAAATTTTTGTACAGGTTCTTTAATTGCAAACTCCCAATTACTAGGCTCAATCCTAATTACCTTAGAAATGATATTAGGTATTCTGTAACGATGTAATGCTATTTTTGCATCTCTTAATTTCCTAGAAACTAATAGTAAATCTCTAAATCTTTTAACAATAAGTCGAGTATCACTTTCTATTAAGTTTTTTGTACTAAAAAAAGGTTTCATTTCATTTAATAAATTTATCCTTCTTTCAATACCCATATAATGAAAATTAATACCTTCAATGACTGATCCCCTTTTTCTAATCATAAAGATAAGAGGATATACATCATAAGTTGGTACAGTTGGCTCAGCTCTATATCTATAAAAATACATATTACCAGAACGGAGTCCTGTAACAGATGTACCTTCTATTGTTTTTAGCTTTGCCATTATATATCAAACTTGTCATGTTTTGCTGTTGCAGGTAACGGTAAGTATGTTTCACCACCACCACTATTGTTTACAGTTTGTGGTGCATTGTTAATAATTGTTGGTGCAGCATTTCCCATCTTACCAGATGCATTTTCATTTTGTAACGAATTCATTGCTTGTGTTTTAGCATTTGGGTCACGCATTGGGGATATATCAACTCTTTCTGGCCCTGCTTCACCTGTACGAAACCAAATTTCTTTTTTTACTACTCCATGAAATCCTTCTTTTGCTTCTATAACATTTTTACCTAATGCAAAATAATCACTCGCCTTTGTTCCATATGCATCAGCTGAATCATTACCTGCTAAGAATTTCTTTGCACCACCAGCACCAACTAGATGTGCAGCTGCAAGAGCTCCAGCAATGTCACCCCTTTTGAATTGTTTAAAGCCTGGAGCTCCTTGTAATACTCTTAGATTATTCGACATTAATCTATCCATTGATGATTCTTGTAAACCACCAGTAGATAACCATGTAGATAAACCGCCTTTAAGATTCCAGTTATTAGGATCACCAGTAACTTTTGCAACTGAACCAAGTTTAGACGCACCTTTTTTTAATAACCCCATGTCTTCAAGTGCCATGTCACCAAATTGATATTTACCAGAAAATCCTAAACTATTAAGAACATCATACTTACCACCACTTTCTCTTTTTCCAAGAGCTTCTTTTAATTTAGTTTTATCTGAACTTGATAATGTATTACTTACCTCTCCATCACCTTGTTCAGATTTAATTGATTTGTTGACATCCTGTAAACCTTTCAATTGTTCATTGAGGCGATTCATTTCTTTGATACCACCTGCTGTTGCACCACCTTTTCTTGATGCTATTCTCGATATACTAGCTTTAGTATTAGCAATTTGTCCTTCATTTTCTTCCAAACGTACCTTTTTACTTCTTGGTGCTTGGATTACCTCACCTGCTCCACCTTTACCAGCATTGTCTTTAATATTTTTCTTTTGATATTCGTTTCTTTCTTCTTGAGACATTTGGGCAAATTCTTTACCCATACCTTCTTCACGTTCTTTTGTTATGTCATCTTGGTCTGGGGCGTCATTACCACCTAACATATCAAGTAACCAGCCTGGAGCTCCTACTGCTTTAAGTATTGATATTCCCCAACCTTTTACTTTACTAGCCATACTTTTAACTGCTGAAAATATTTTTGTCCATATGCCTTTATAAATTGTCCAAAGTTCCCCTGCAAAACCACCCCATGTAAATTCTTTCTTTTTCTCTGGATCAGCACCTTTAGGGTCAATCCAATCTGCAATCATCCCTGCACCGATTCCCCTTAACCAACCACCAACCATTCCTTGAATATTCTGAAAAGCACCAACAACCATTGTTTTAACTTTTGTAAATCCTTCAGAAATTGTTGCAGATACACTATCCCATACTTTTGTAATGTCATCCCAAAAATACCAAACTAATCCACCAAGAGCAATACCACCAAGAATAGCCCAACCATAAGGGCCCATAGTCATTAAACCTTTGATAACACTTTTCCCCATCTTCATTAAAAACTTTCCTGCCTTACCAAACTTACCCATTAACTTTTTAAACCAACCACCACCTGAACTTTTACCAACTCTAGGCCCTGCTTTTTTTGCATTGTCAGCATATGCTTTTGCTCGTTCTTGTGACATTTTTAGTTGTTCGGGAGTCATACTACGAGTAGCCATACCTTCTCGACCACCACCTAGTAAATCTATAGCTTTACCACCTAGTGATTTAACACCTTTACCACCAAGTTTAGTCAAACCCCATATTGCTTTACCTACTAATTTAAATGCCTTGCCTGGAAACATAATTGCTAAACCAGCAGTTACCGTCCCAATAGCAGCAACAAACTTTGTCATGGTTGCAGCTCCATCTTCACCGAAAATTGCTGCAGCAATACCACCCTTTCCTAGCAGTCCACCTTGTCTATTACCTTCTTTATCTTCCGTACCGAAAATACTATTAATTACTTTAGTTATAACTTTTTTTATAGATATAAGAGTTTCTTGTATACTTGTAAATACTCCTTTCCAATCTATTTCAAGTATCCATTGACCAAACTTTAAAAGTGAATTTCCAATCCCTACCCAAAAATCTTTTGGTAATGCAAATATTGCAAAACCAGCAAGTAAACCCATAAAGATTTTCTTTAACATTCCACCAAAGGCTATTACTCTTTTGTTTTCTACAGCAGCACCCCATTTTTCTTTCATAAACTTACGAAACTTACTTTCCTCTTCACCGTCCTTTTTAGCCTTTTTCTTAGCTTCCATTTCGGCTTCAGCACTCTTACCAAACATATTTTTGAAAAAACCTTTTAATCCTTTACTTGCTGTAACAGGATTAGTATTTTTTTCAATTTTTACTATTGACTTAGCAAGTGTGTTTCTAGTTTCTGCAGTATTCTTTTCAATGTTTGATAGTGCAGATTCTTGTGGTGCCATTGCTTTTTTCATAGCACCAAATAAAGAACCTTGACCTGTGACTGTAGTTTCCATAGTTTTAATCTACCTTTGGTTTTGACGTTTAATACGCTCGTTTTCCTCTGCAATATGTTTGACTAATAAACTAACATAAATTGTTTTTTCCCACGGAATCAAGTTCTCTATGTCTGATAGAGAATACTGATAGTTTTGCATCATTGTAAAATTAGTATTCATCATATTACCAAGTGATTCATCACAGAGGGTTAGCCGAAAAAAGATGATAGGCCCTCCAAGACCACATCTTCCGTATATCCACAAACTTTATCTTTCTTCTTACCTTCACCCTTTACTTTATTCTTACAAATCAATTTAACTTCGTGTTTTAGTTTTGGCATAGTTTCAAAAAATGATGAGACTTTTTGAAACTGGTCATCCGTTAAAGATTCCAAAAACTCATTCATCTCTTGTTCTGTATGATCTTTATTGGAATATGTATTCTCAGAGTCGTAAATATAATCAATACACAATAGTATAGTTTTAAATATTTTATCAACATTGTTCTCATCACCTAATGAATCAAGTTTTTGCTGTATGTTCATGTTAGGATATTTCATTACAACACCCAAGTTTTCAGTTAACTCAATTTTAGGTGAATGTGTTACATCATTGATTACTTTTACTTCTTCAACATTAAATGATAAAGGTATTTTGTTTTTACAATCAGGACAATTGTAGTTTAACTCAACTACTTCGCCTTTTGATTTTGCTCGTAACCATAAAAAGATATACTCAATATCAAATGTTGGCATATCATCAACATTAATATCACCATATACACAATTCTTAATTACATTTCTAGTAGCATCTACAACTTGTTTTTCATCTTCACTCTCCATAGCTATAAGAAGAATCTTTTCTTCTTTAACTAGAAAGGGTCTATACTTTACTTCTTTACCACTAGAGGGTATTGTTAAACTATACTCTGGTACTGCAATTTTTGGTAATCCCATTTCATTGACTCCTTAATATAAAATGATATTGTTATTATTTATCGTGCTCCTCTAAAATCTAATAAACTACTTCCACCCGATCTTACTGCTTGACCTTTTTTTAGTAAACTATTTGAAGGATTGATTTCAGCAGTTATATTATCAACATCAACCTCCTCTTGATTATTATCATAATGATCTACCGAACTAACACCAACGGGTTCTTGTTTTCCTCCAAATTCTTGTGTATAATATCTATAAGTAAAATTTGCAGTAACAGACATAACTTCATCATTACTACCGTATCCTAATTCCAGAGGAGAAACACTTTTTGGATAAGCTTCATAAAGGTGAGTAGTCATTGATTTTTTTTGTTGTCTATCAAGTTTTATGATATCTATGTTTCCAATATAATCACTATAATATCCAACACGATTATCTGCTGGCTGAATAATCTTTTTCATCCAATCTTGTAAAAACTGAAGTTCTTTCATCTCTTCACTACAATAAAATGATAATGAAACATCAGGATACATTTTTTGATATCCATAAGACCTGTATGAAAAATCTTTATCAGTTGAAGCTATATCTAAGCCAGGAATTGATGCAGTATGACATTTGATTGCTAGTCCTTGTTTGAAATCTACAGAAGGCGTTTTAATCCCATTTGTATATATATGTACTTTAAAAAGATTAGGCCTAGCTAGATTGCCCATAGTGGATTGAAAGGTGCTGATTGACATTTCTTACTCCTATTATAAATACTTGTCTATCCTGTATTTATAAGATATATATGAGAAATTACCCTAGAGTTGGAAAATATAAGGTTAAAAACAAGGAGAAATATGTAGGTAATCTCCATGAGTGTCACTATCGCTCTAGCTGGGAATTGAGATACATGAAATATTTAGATGCTCGTCCAAATGTATTGGAGTGGGGTTCAGAGAATATAGTCATTCCCTATTATAATCCAGTTGAAAAGAAAACTAGGCGATATTTCGTGGATTTCTATGTGAAAGTGGTATCCAAATCAGGACAGATAAAGAAGTACATTATTGAGATTAAACCCCATAATCAATGTCTACCCCCAAAGAAGCCTAAGAGAATCACCAATAAGTATAGAAATGCATTGAAAGCCTATGTAAGAAATCAATGTAAGTGGAAAGCTGCTAAGAAGTATGCAGAAAAGAGGGATTGGGAATTTATAGTTTTAACAGAAAAAGAACTAGGAATAAAATAAAGGGGGAGTATCACCGAAACGGTTTTCACAAGGTATCTAGTCGCGAGTCTTTGATACCAGCATAATACTGGCGAATCACCAATATAACAAAAGATACTCCCCCTCTATCAATTACTGCTCAGCTAGTTTCTTAAAATACTCTAAAGTATCCTCAGAAGTTGACTCGGTTGCAGGTGATGCAACTGGATCAGCTGAACTCTCCTCAATAGTTTCATTGTAATCACTACTTGTACTAGATGCAGTAACCGTATTGAAACGTGCTTCCAACTCTTGATAACTCTTGAAGTTCTCCGGAGCTAGAATACCTTGGAGTGAATGCTGTTGTTTCCAAACATCCTCACACTTAGCATCATCACCATCATACAATGCAGACGGAGAAGCAAACTCTGACTTATCATAATTTGCATAACCTTCTACTTGACGGATTTTGAGTTTGAAGTTAGCACCAGCCCAGAAATCAAATGGGTTCAATGGTTCTTCATCTTTAAACTCAGGGTTCATAACACTTTCGATTTTCTCAAAAATCTTCTTACCATATCGAAACAAAAATACTTTACCTTCATTCTGTGCATTTGTTGAATCTTCAAGTACAAGAATATTTGAGTAGTAACTTAGCTTACGCTTTCGATCTCTCGCAATATTCTTATCAGACTCAATACCAG